GAGCGCTTCGTCTCGATGGCCGTAGGCGGCCTGGCTCGTGGCGTCCGAGTAGACGGCATAGGTCGGTCCGCTTCCCCATCCCAGACGAACTAGGTTCTTCAAATTCAGGATGGACTTACCAGCCTGGATCGAATCGACATGTTTGCCGAGAGCCTGCCTGCGAGTGCATCGGCCGTGGTAAGCCACTGGTCGGCCGATAGCTCGAGCTCCTGCGATTTGCAGGCGAGATGCCGTTCGTATGCCTCATTGAGAAACCGGACGAGGCTTTCGTTTCGCGTCGGGATGTCTTCAACCCACCAGATTCGCTTCGCCGCCCATTTGGCGAGTTCCGCGAGCGAGACGTGAATGGAACCTCGCCTGCGACTAAGCAGGTAGGCGTGGCCGTCTGAACCCATGACGAGGATCGAGAGAGCGTCGACTTTCTGAAGGTTGCGTTGGGCTATCATGGTTCATGTTTTAGGCATATGATTAGAACGTTTCTTCGGCGAACGCTTCAGGACTCGTGTCCTCAAGTTCGACGATGAGCGAATCCTTGGCATGCTCAATGGATTTCTTCCACTCGAGTACGGCACGGATCGCGCTGAATGAAGCCTCTTGGTTTTCTTGATGTGCGAGATATGAACTCATTTCCTGCAAGAGCGCCGCTTGGAACATTTCTCCTGCCTTGGCGGCTTTGAGGGATGCGTCATGTGCCTTGGCCTGAAGTTGGTCAAACGTGTAAAAGTTTTCCATATCAGACTTTGGCTAATTCACGTTCGCGTTTCTTGAGCGCAAGGCACGCGAGGAAGGCTGAGGAATCCTTCATGAGTTCGTCCTCGGTAAGCGGATGCGGATTGCAGACGCCGGTCTCCTTGTCGAAGTGCAAGATTAAGGCTCCGTCCAAAGACTTGCCGTGTTCCTCTTCGAATGCGAGACAATACGCCGCGACTTGGTAGCGCATCTCGGTATAGACGCCCTTCGACGTTTTGTAATCGATGAGCGTGCGCTGGCCGTTCACGTTCGCCACGGCATCGACCAATCCGGCGAAACCGTGGGTTGGCGAATAGACAAGCTTCTCGGCATGCAGGAATTGCACGTCGTTTGATACGAACCAATTTAGGAAGGCATTGATTCCCGCGCGAACGCGTTCGTCTGCGTCTTCAGGAATTTGTGGCACTTCTTGTTTCCCGATAACAGCCAAGGCGAACGCTTCGGCGTAGGCGTGAACCATGTCGCCAATCGATGCCGCTTCGTCTTTTTTGATCTGGTGCTGGCGAACAGCTTCTTCGATGATCGGAATGATCTCCTCCATGGAGAACGGTCCGGTGTTGGATTCAAGGAACGCGCGGATGTGCTTTTCAGCCAAGCCGACAGCCCAAGGGATGAGCACACGCGACTTGTCGATGATTCCCGTGCAGGCGGTGACTGATGGCAGGTATTCCTTCGACCCCTCGAGCCGATAACGGTGAGAGGTTGGCAGGAATTCTAGTGACACGTGACCGTCGTACAGCTTCTCGATGATTTTTTCAGTCATACGATTAGACAGCTGCGGCGACCTTGGATCGCGCGGCCTCGAAAGCTGGATTAGGGTCGACGCGTGGCTTTGGAGCGACCGCTGGAACGGCAGGCTCTTCCACTTTCTCTTCTTGAACAGCTGACTTCTTTGACCACGCGTAGTTCTCGGTACCGTGAACGGCTTTGACGATCTTCGAAAAGTCAGGCTCGATGATTTTCCCGAGCTGGCCAGTTCGATCCTTCGCCGTGAATTTGTCTGACGATGGATCCACGAAAATGACACGCTTCGATTCGCCGTCGCCCGTTTGTACGACCGTCATGTAGCCGACCACGTCGACCATGTTCACGATGTCCTTCGATACCTTGGTCGTGATGAGCGGACGCAAAAGCACCCGATCTTCATCGGGTTTGTCGTCCACGTGAGCGACGAGCAGAACGTGCATACCGGAATCCCGGAGCACATTCACGTAATCGCGCATGGTTTTTCTGAGCCATCCCCAACCGGCTTGGCTGGGCGAGCCATCCTTCTGTACGAGTTTGGAGTCGCCGAGCGCCACCATGTGACGCATGAGCTTTTCCATGAGTTCGCCGATGGGGTCGATGACGGCGGTTTCATACCCGCTCTTTTTGAGAGCCTCGGTGTACTCCCGCATGTCTGGCCACTTTTCGATGTGAGCCACGTCGAGCTTGATTCCTCGCAAACCGAAATACTTCGAACCTTTCTCGCAGTCCGCCATGAGCGGCTTGGGGGCCGTGGCGGCGAACGTCGACTTACCGACTCCGCCTTCCCCATACACGAGCATGACGAGGGGCGGTTTAACCGACGGATCGCCGGTGTTGGTGATTTTGAGCATAGATGTTTGTCCTCTAAGAATGAATTGAATAAGTCCTCTAATTGCCGGATTGACCGCCGGCGCGGCTCGACCTTGATCGGGGCCTTGCGATCCCGCGTGGTGCCCGGTCCATGCTTGGCAGGAGCGGTTTCAATGAACCCGCCCAAGCCCTACCGGACACCGCGCCTAAACGAAAAGCCGCTGATTGACAGCGGCTTAGCGGTGGGCGGTTTTCCTGATATCCTAGGGATAAAGAAAACCGCCCACCATTGAAGGTAGGCGGCTCATAATTCGCTAGAATTAGCCGTGGAATGCGTCACGTAAGTTGATTTGTGCGACGCATGTATAGTTTGATTAAACCGGGCTTGATTTGACGATGAAGTCCTCTGCTCTACCGGAAATTAATTTTTAATCACTAAGACAGCCACTCTCCACTAACGGTAAAAATAATTAATTATTGTATGGACTCTAAGCCATGATCTTCTGATGCGCTTTAACAAAATTAAATTCATGTGCATCCAAATAGATTTTAGTTTGAGTTGATGTTCTTGTATCCGAGGATTTTTTGAATGTGCGGAGGGTGTATCCCCTTTTACGAGCTCGGTCCCCTCTTTTTCATACAAAACAAAAAAGGTCCGTCAGTGACGGACTCTTTTTTGAAATGAGCACAATTACTTATACTCGACTTATTTTGACAGCATTTGGACCTTTGTCGCCTTGAGCAACTTCGAACGTGACAGTTTCACCTTCTTTAAGATCGTCATACTGTACACCTTCTAGATCATTTGAGTGAAAAAAGAGGTCCTTGTTCTCACCTTCTCTGGTGATGAACCCGAATCCTTTGTCAGTCAATCTAGAAATTTTGCCTGTGTCCATAGTAGTAGGATAAATGAATTAAGTATCAAACTCATGAATGCTTTTAGATGCAATATCATTCTTTAGCATAGAAACTTTGACATGAGACATATAACACGATTCCATCATTTTGTCAATGTGCAAATCGGAAGATCGTGGTTAGAAACGTCAATTTAAATACCAAGAAAACCACTTAAAATTTTACTGTAGTACATTGGGTGTTTGTTTTTATAGAGCCTGTTTTCCCTTCGATCTTTTTCTACGCAAACGCATCCATACAAAAAAAACCGCGTCCTACAAATTGATTGACTCGCAGAACGCGAGTTTCAGTTTGTAGGACGCGGCAGTTGGCTCAGTCGTCGAGAATCGACATGGTGAGCTTGAAATTTTGGTGGATCTCCCCCATGCGAATAAGTCGCTGAGAGGTGTCTACCGTAGCCTTGTAGAATAGAACGGATGCAACGTGATAGCCCTTGGCCCAGTCGGTTTCCTCAAGCTTCACGGTGTAGGAATTGGCTCCAGAAGGCGCCGTTCTTTGAACTTCATTGATGTCATACATGAAGCCATGATATCCATCGACGGTGGTGCAGAAGTGCTTCGGCTCCCCCACTCTTTCGATATGGGTGACGCGAAACTCGGGTTCATTCAGATCGGTTGCCTTTGCCATCTTCGGATAGTCGGTGAAGATCATCGTACCCATCTCTAGAAGATGCCAGAAGCCGTCTGTGGCCTCCTTCTTGCCTTGGGAATTTGGCTCCCAGAGTGCCTCGAGGCGCTGTTCCAACAACCCTTCATAGGTTGGCGGAAGGCCCGGATGAACATGAAGGTTTTCTTCGGCTCCCGGTCGCATACCGAGCATGCGCACTTCATGCGAGAGCGAGTCACCAAGCAAGATAAGACCCTGTGAAAGAGCTCCGACCAAGAGGAGTTGAGCGCTCGCCACACCCGGTGTTTTTTTCAGCCAATCCTGGAGCTCCGCCAAATCGAGGAACGC